AAAAGACTCATGTTTTTTAGCATGGAAATGCATTGAGGTAGACTTGCCTTCTTTAATATAAAGAATCTTACCGCAATAATTTTCTTTTTCATTGTTTGAGAGCCAAATTTCATGACCCCAATCTTTTTCAACTTTGTCAGTCACTTAGAGCTATTTCTTTTTCTGTATGCGTTCTATAATCTCGAACATTTTAAGGCGAGGGATGTCCTTAACTGTATTCCAGTCGTCTGCTCCGTCAGCTCCCTCTTTAACCATTTTGTCTTTTATAGACGCAAACTCGATCTTCTTTTCCTTCATTAAATTCTTAAGGAATAAATCGGGAGAAGCAGCGTTAGAGTTAGGCTTTGGCACCGATATCTTTGCGTTCTTTATCTCTTCCTTAGCCACAATATTAATGCGTAAAAAATTTCTAATTGCTCGACAAAAAGCTCGGTTTTCAGCAATAGCGGCGAGGTACATTTGACCAAAACTCTCAGTGTTTTTAATGCCTGCGTCAGCTATGGCCTCAAAAATAACAGAACCTTCTCCCGATGCGTGAGTTTCATAATTTGCTATCCATTCGATAGAGCAAGAAGCGCAAACATATTCAGGGGAAGCTTCATGTACTTTATAAGTGACTGACTTAAAACCTCTTACAGAAGCTAAGTCTTTTAATCCTCCAAGTAGGATAATTAATTCATTATCATCTAATTTGCTTATATCTGTTTCGTCAGTGCGATCTCTATTGGCAACCAAGAACTCAGGCTTTATCATTTTACGCCAGTCAACAGTGCCATCCTCGTTGAAATGATATTTTACTGTCTTATCTTCAATCAAGCCGTACTTGTTGCGGATAAAGGTATGAGGCGGTTTATTTATCTCTGTAGATCCCATATGTCCAAGTAATATTAAAGCAAGCGGGGTGGGCAGTCAACTACCTTTTAGTAAAAAACTGAAAATGCTCTTCTTCTTCCCAAAAAACGGGGTCATCGATGATCTTCTGAGGCGTGTGTTCCATGGTTTTACTTCCTTGTTCAAGCCTTTTTAAAGCTGCGGTGCAGGGATAGAATTTATTGTCATGTATAATAAAATGCTTAGATTTATAATAAAGATTATTTTTATTTTTTAACTCTTCAAAATCGTCTTTACTTTTTTCTTTGATCTGCTGTATCATTCCGTGATCAAAGTAATCTAATTTTAGATCGCTTAAAGTATCTCCCGTCTTCCTTGTCCTCATTAAAAAAGTAATAGATTTAGATTTTACTTTTTTTATGAAGTTAGGGTCATTGTCATCTTCTATATAGTAAACAAGTTCAACTATATTTTTACTGTATTTTTCTAATATCTCATCGCTCAAGGGCTTATTTGTTATAACTGAGCAAGGGCATTGCTTTAGCTGATCTACTAAGTTTTTTTCATTAAAATTTAAATCCATTCTTACTATTAACGAAGGAACTCCTAGTTTTTTAACATCTATAAGATGAGATAAATTTGATTCTATACGAGGTTGCCGAAAACTAGACCCTACTCTAATAGTTTTATATTCTGGAACAAAAGTGTGAATACCAACTTTTTTTAGAATCTTTAAGGCTACTTCTTCAGGCATAATTGAATCTATTGATTTTGGACTTTCACTTGGGTTAAAAGAAGGTTTCCTTCCTTTATCTTGTAGAGGTTTAGGCCAACACAAATCCACGTCGCTTTCATCGCTCCAGTAGGGAGAAAATTGCTCATAATAACAATTATAAGGAAAAAGAGTTACTATTTTTTTGTTTAATGCTGAAGCTATATGAAGCGTCTCATTATTAACGGAAAGGTGAGCTAGGGATTTATTTATTACATAGCATTTTTGATTAAAATTACATTGACCGATAGCTAAGTAGCAATTAGTTAAGGGTACGCAGTCCTTCTCGCCTAACTGTACAATTTTAATTCCTTGCTCGTTAAGTTTTGGAAGTATCAAATCTACTACTAGCTGCCAATAAGAATACTTCATGGCGTGTGTGCCTAGTGAAGATGTGTCAAGGGTTATATATTTATCAACAGCTAAAGGAAAAAACTTCTCATAAATGTGAGGTCGGTCTATTTTTAAATTATCCTGAAGGGCGTAAGATTCTAAAATGTGCATAGGTAGTCTTTATCTATAATGTCTTTGGAGTTGTGGATATAATTATTAAATCTCTGAGTGGTTAGGTATGGCGAGAATGCGATCTCAAAAAAACCTTCTTGGTCTCCAGTCCCTTCTAGATGCAATATATTATCAAACTTTCCGTTATAAGGTATAACTTTGTGGACATGCTCGCTACTTTCGACAATATTAAAATTTTGCGGGTTAGTAGCTACATATAAATTATAATCAGGATACTTTTCTTTAATAGATTTAAAAAGAGCGGTAGAGAGAAAGACGTCGACTGTAGACTCTGGTATAGTATATAAGATCCTCCTGCCCTTGTCATCTTCATCAAGAAAGTCTTTTATTTCTACAGGAAAATGCTTATCGTTATGCTCTCTGGCTACCTTACGAAAATAATCTTCAACTTGTGAGCGCGGAACTTTATTCGATAAAGCGGTCATCCAGTTTTTGTATCCATCATCATTGACGTGGTTTTCTAGGTTTAAAATATTTTTATATAATGCTAAAACCCATTCGGAATCATTTTCTATAACTGGAACATGAGCGTTAGGGAAATTTCTTTTCTGATTTTCAGACTTTTGGTCTTCAAAGTTATATCCAGTCGATGGAGTGTTATCAATAAACTCTTCAAATTTCTTACCTATTACTTCGATTGAGAAGTTATCTATAGCCCATTGGCGAGAAGCCTTGCCTAACTCTTCCCTTTCCTCTGGCGACATATCATAAACAATATCTATAGCTGTAGCTATAGAGAAGGGACAGGTAGAAGCTTTCTTAAACTCCGTCTGATGCTCTCTATATTCCGACCACTCTAACGGCAGGGAACCGGAGCCTTCCTCGCAGCTCTCTTCCCCGCAGCTATAATTAGTAACAGCAGTGATCAGCTCTGTGAGTTTAGCTTCTTGGATGGGGATTTCTTGCCCTCCACTTGTAAAAGGATGGCAGTACATGTCCATGAAGTTATAAACTTCATTCAATTGCTCTTCAGTAATACCGAAGCCTACACTTGTGGTTACTTGAGATTTCTCTGAGCCGCAAAGAGGGCAATCTTTATCTTCTCCGTTATAGGGCTTTATCTGAAAATCCCCACATTTTTTGCAAACATGAGTGGTAAGTATTTCAGACTTATCTATACCGTATTCCTCGGCAAGTTTATGTATGTTCCACCCCTCCTTCCAAAAAGTATGAAACAATAAATAAGTTTTCTTTTTAGGATTGTTTTCTTTTTTCCATTTAGCGTATCCTTCTAGTAAATTTGGTACAGACTTTCTTAGTTGATTACGGAAAACAAAACCTATTATAAAGGCATCTTCTTCTATGTTATTCTTACGCCTGAGCTCTAAGCGTTCCTCGTCTTCAAGACGGAAAAAATCTTTAGTATCTATGCATCCATGCATAGTCTTCACATGGTCATGCCCCATTTCGTTAAGGGCTTTTGTGGCGAAAGAGCTCCAAATCCAATAATTATCTATTTTAGGGGCATTTTTAGACGCGCTAGGTAAAATAGGTAAAGAATCTAACGTAGTCCAAATAACAGAATTTATTTTTTTAAACCAAGGTTTATCTATTGCGAATTCGGTTCCCCAAATATCTTGCACGCCAAAATAAAAATCAGGTTTTTCTTCTTTTACTACTTTATCTATTAAGTATCCACCGTAACTAGCTATGCGTGCTTGGGCTGCGTCTTGGCTAATTCTTTGCCTCTCCGCAGGATCATCAGGCAATGTTCCTATAGATTTCCAAGGAGTGCGCTGCAGGGTTGGTTCTGAGTAAGCAGTGCCGCAACAATATTGGACTATATCGTATTTTTTTGTTCTGTATAAATAAGATAAGAGGGCTTTAGCATTTCTGCCAAAGCCCGTCTTAGCTAAACTTGAATCAGTTTGAAATAAAAGCTTCTTCATTACCAAGGAATACCATCGTCTTCTGGAGTATTATCTTGGGTAGGAGGAGTATTTTCAACTTTTTCCTCAGTCTTTGGCGAGTTATATTGCTTAGAGTTGTCAAACTGATTGGATTCTATGCTATCTGTAAAATAATTTTTTAATACAGTTAGAGCATACTCTTTTAGCATTCGGCCTTCCGCGAAAGTAAATCCAATAATAAAAGATTTTTTAACATTTTCCGCAGAATTGCTTTGATTAAGTGAGAAACTGAATCCTACTTGGCTACCTTCACGCATGTATGGAGAAAACTTAAACGTAGTATTCCTCTCCTTAGTTCCGTGGAAGTTGCCAAATTCTCCGTTAGTTTCAATAGCGTGAACTAACCCAGCAAGTTCAGTGACACTGAACTTCGAATATGCCTTCTTGTCAGGCGAAGCTCCCTTAAAAGTTCCATTTTTAGTTTCTGGATTCCAAGAGGCTTGACGAATGAAGTTCACCCATAGGGCCTTCTCCTTCTTATTGTATGAAAAAGAACAGGCAGAGCCGGTGTTCTTCGCATTGGGTTTGTAGAACTGAATCATGTCAGTCGATTTATTTTATGTGTTATGGTTAATGGAGTCAAGCCTTTTTTATTTCGCTTAACTTCATGTAAATTTTCTGATCTTGCACTTTGATGAGGTCTGCAAAAATAGTATCACCCTCCATTTTTTGGCCTTTGACTATAACTATACTCCCTTTGGCTGGTAAGGCTCCGTCATTCATATCTCTACATTTTTGTATATTATCATTGTTTTTATTACTAAACATTAATATGGTACAAATGCTAGATTCATCTTTAACTTGTATTT